ACCCATATTTTCAACTGTACCAGCGGTTGTACCTGTAGTGTCTTTAAGTGTGCCTAGTCTCCAAGGACCTAAGTGCGATGCGAAACCCATATTTTTACTCCATATAGTTTATAGCTTGTTAGTCGATATGGCGTCTGCCGGGACAGTCTAACAAGCCGGTTAATCCCGGTTTATCTAATCTTACTCTATTTTAAAGAAGTTGCAACTATTTTTCTTTTATTTTTGCGCTCTTCTTCGTGATGTACTCGGTGGCAATTACTACAAAGCACAACACACTTTTCTATTTCTTTTTGAATTCTTATTTTAGTATGCCCATCTGACACCAATTTATGTACTTTCTTGTTTGTTTTTTTAGGTTCTGTATGGTGAAAATCCAAGGTTGCTGGTCTATCTTCACCGCAAACTGTGCATTTAAGTGTAGATTTAAATAAGGCAAACCACTCTCTATGCGCTCTTTTCTTTTCGTTTATCTTTTGTATTACTTCTTTTTTATTTTTTTCGTAATACGATTTCGAATATACAGCCTGTTTTTCTTTCCTTACTACGAGGTCTTTAAACGGCATCACGGCTCCAAACAGTAAAGTCTTTGCTATCTAGGGAGTAAACACGTACATCTCCGCCGGAGTATAAATCACTTTTTGTGGCTGCCCAACACGCTTCTTCAGCAGTATGTCCTAAAACCATAGCAGATAAGACAGCCATTGTCCCACTACCTAAAGCGTCATAGGTCGGAACTCTTTGAAATCTTAAGTCTTTGCCAGAAACGTATAAGCCATCATTAGCCAATAACATAAAATCAGCATCGTCTACATCTTTGATAACCGGGGCTTTGCCCTTTTTGTCGTTTCTAAAATATTCAACAACTGTCTGAATACTTATAAAGTCACCCGCTCCAGCAAGTAAACCTTGGGGCACTCTGAATACTTTTTCATTTTCAAAGGTTTTTGTGTCGGAATCATCGTCTGATACTTGGCTATCAGTAACAATAATCTTTCTAGTCCAGTCACCAATAATAGTGCTCATATTCAACCTTAGTTAAAAAGGGTAATTATTCCGGCTATATAAAAAATTACAGCAACAAGCTCAACTAAAAATAAAGGGGTATCTTTCTGAGCCCAACCTGCGAACGTCCATAATACACTGCCTATAAGACTAAGCACTATATTAATCGGGTATATATTAAAGCTTGTTAAACCAATTCCCGTTAGGCATAAAATCGTGCCTAACCACTTGATTATATTCATAGATTCTTTACAAACATGTGACATTTTGACCTTTTACAAAGAAAAACCCCGCCTTGTGAGCGGGGTCCTTTACTACATAGGGTATAACCCTAATTAAGCACCTGGTGAACCGAACATACCCAATGGGTCTGAGTATCCAAATGAATAACGCTCACGAGACTTGTAACGTACGTTACCTGTATCAAAGTCACCATCCATTGAATTTTGCAACGGAACACGAACAAAATGCTTCATACCGTTAGGTACATCAGTGCACAAATACCAGCCGTTTGTATCGGTCAAGTAGTGGTTTACTGTGTATCCGCCAGGGATAGAGCCGTTGTTCTTAATTGCGTTGATGTCGTTATCAGTAGTACCAACACGCAATTCTGTCTCAAGCAAACGAGTTGCAACGAACATTAATGCAGGTGGAACAACTAACTTAACAGGCTTAGCAGCAATCAATAAACCGCGCTCGTCTGTCCAACCAGCGATTTGAATAACTGCATTTTCCAATGAAGTTTCGTTCAAGTCAGCTGCTGTTGAAGGACGATTGCTGTTAACGCCGCCAGACACTAATGGGTGAGCTGTTGAGAACAATGTAACACCGTCACCGCCGACAAAACCAGCTGTAAAACCAGTGTTAATAACGTTCGCAGCTTTTACCTGCTTAGTGTAAGCCATTGAACGAGCCAATGCTTTTGTATAACGACCAGACAATGAATCATACAAGTTGTCTTCGATAGCCTCTTCAGTCAAGCTGAAACCTTGAGCAATAGTCTCGTGGTTGTAGCGAGCTGTCCAAGCTTCTTGTGCGTTGTCGTAAGCAAGTGAAGCGCCTTCGTTTTTAACTGGGGCAGCTGTAAAGCCTGACAACTTAGTCTCTTCTTCGAAAGAACGCTCTGAAGTTTCTGTTTCGAAGATTTCTTTATGCTCTTCACCGTACTTGGCATACTCTAATCCAAATAGGGCGTTAAGTCCTGGTAATAACTCTTTTAAGAGTTGTGCGCGTGAAATAGCCATTTTTAATTAGCTCCTATTAAGATGCGTTATTGCCAAGTGTAACTTCTAATTGTGGCTGATTGAACTTAACGATAACTTCAGAGAAGTTAGTAGCGTTGATAGCTGTCTCAGGAACAACGTCGATTACACGAACTGGTAAAACTGCTGTGTTAGCAGCAGAGCCTGATATTACTGACAAACCTGAATTGCCTGTGGTGTTAGAACCTGCGCCAGTAGCAATTGACATGTTTGTACCTACAACGGCACGTGTTACAGAAGTAACAGCGGTTGTATTGCCAGAAGTAGTAACTGCAACTTTAAAGGCAGCTTGTGGGTCTAATACAACAAACGCAACAGCGCTTGTAACGCCAGTTGGGTAGTATTGAGCCTGTACAAGTTGACTTGAACTATTTACATATTGGCAACCTACAAACACGCCCAAAGTTGGTTGTGCTTCTACGTTTGCGCCAATTGCTGATTTTTCTACTGTGCCGCCTGTGACTAGTTTAACTACGTCACCGTTGTAGATTGTTGTACCGTAAGACGCCGTAATTGGAATCTGACGAATAGCACCGGCGTAAGGCATGCCGTCTACACGATTAATAGGTTCAAAGCCATAGGGTCTATCGACTGTTGGATAAGCCATTTGAAACTCCTAATAAAAATTTATAAAATTATTCACCTTTACCAAAGGTAGTCGTAGACTTTCTCTCGCTAAAGATAGGCATACGAGCGTCGCTCTGGCGCATAAGAGTATTGTCTACAGCTCTCATTTGAGATTCAGTTTGACGCTGGAAGTGTGCATCACGCTGTTCTTTAAACTCAACTGGAGTCTTGCAAAGCAATAAACCACCAACCTCAATGTTGTCTTTATAACGACTATTGGGGTCAGTTAGCAGTTGTAAACCTGGTTGTTCTTCTCCTCTAACGGCTTCCCAGCCCTCTTGCAACGCTTTAGAAAGGTTACGAGGGTCAGCAGCATTCATTGAAGATACACGAATCCATCTGTACACGAAGCCCGGCTCTTTATCTGGTTCAGGTAATGAGCTAGCTGGTTGCCACTGCTTAGGGCGCTCAGCTTGTGTGCGGTTATCGAGTTCTCTTTTTAATCTGTTTTCAGCCATTTTATCTAGCCTCCAATTTTAATTGTTCCATTGCATATTGCTCCGGAGTTAGGCCAAATTTCTTGGCTAAAGCAACTTGTGTTTTCGTAAGTACAACTTTTTTAGGGCCTGTACTACGTCTCGCCGGAGCTACCACTGTGCCTGGTTTTGTACGTTGAACTTTAGGTTCATCGTTCTCTTGTTCTGCAAATTCTTCTGGGAATCTGCGTTGAACTTCTTGGTCAATCCGTTTGAAGTATTCGTCTGTACCGACAAATCCTTTACCAAACTTATCTTCCAATTCCTCATGGATAAATACTGCGTATTTACTCATTGACTTCTTTTCAGGGTTAACATACCAGGGGTTTTTAGACACCCATTCTGCAACCTTTGAATCCATCTGTTGTGCAGCTTGTGGCTGCTTTACTTGTATTTGTACATCATTTTGATTAAATTGTACAGTAGGTTTAAAGTTTTTTGCTTTATCTAACTTAATTTGTGCCCGCATCATTTCTTGCTGCGCTTCGGCTAACTTGTCAGATTCCCCACTATCATACGCATCTTTGTAGTTACGGGTAGCTTGTGATAACTCCATCTCCGCTGAAGATTGATATGTAGAGATAAGCTCTTTTTCACCATTTTGAAGTACTTCTTTTAGACGTTTGTTCTCGTCTAGTATCTTCTGCGCCATGTTTAAAGCTTCTTGCTGCTCACGGAAAGCGGCTTCTTTCGCACGACGTTCATCATGCCAAGCCTTTTTATACTGAGTAAACTTCTTCTTTACCTTATGTGAGTAGTCTTCGTCTTCATCAGCAGATTCAAGTTCCTGCTTCATGTCATCTGGTAAAGGCTCTACATTACGGTCTTCAGGAGGCGTATCATCCTCAATCTCTACAGTAACATCATCACCAGCATCCAGGTCAATAGTAGTTGGTTCGTTATCTATTTCGTCTGGAAACTTAAATTCTTCGTCTTTTGTTTGTGCCATTTATTACTCCTATTTTCGTTTAATGCCACGCGGGTCTTGGACTACTGCCTCGACTGAGTCGTCATTAATGATTCTGAACTCACGACCATGAATTACTAGACGTGTTCCAGCGTTTGGTCTAACCAATATAAAGTCACCCTTTTTGCACCAAGGACCCGTTGGAAAACGTTTATCATCCTTAAAACAATCTGGGCCCATATCAACCACAAATAGAACTGTGGTCAATACTTCTTC